CGATCGCTATTCAGATTGTCATTGCGATTGGCCTGCAGCTGATTGGTGCGCTGCTCACGCCATCCGCCAGCCAGGCTAGGCCGGCTCAGCTGCGCACTCGTAACCGTGTTGGTGAATCACAGACCAGCCTGCAGGCGTTTGCGCCGCGTGTTGGCTTCGATGCAGTTCAACAGGTCGCAAGCCTGGGTGAGCCGATCCCTGTTGTATATGCCAATCGAGAAACGATTAACGGTGTCACCTATGGCGGCGTGCGCGTAAACGCTACCTTGCTGTGGTCACAGATATGGAGCTTAGGTGGCAGTCAAATGCTCCGCGCTGTCTTCATGCTGGCAGAAGGCAGGGTAGCAAGCATTGACCCGCAAGGATTCGCTATTGGAGATAACAGCATTGGAGTTTATGACTTAGGCACGAGCCAGGCGAATGAGATCGGAAGTCGGATCACGATTTACTACCGTGACAATGGCGGGCGGATTACTAGCGCGAATCGCATTGTTGGGCGTGCTGCTAATGCCGATCCTGGCAATGCGGTGAATGCTGGCGGTGCAGATGTATTCCAGCTGCAGTCAGTTAATAATGCGTGGGCGTCAGATTTCAGCGCAGCGGTCAAGCCGTCTACTTCTACGACGTTTGGCGTTTACAGCCCGATAGGAAACAACCTTGGATTCAAGCTGAATCCGAATGTAAGGCCTGGTGTTACAGCACGTCTGAAGCCTACAGGCGATGAGGGCGACGGGATTGTAGCTTGCGACTTGGATGAGGTTGTGCAGGCGCAACGTGCCAAGCTGACTGCATTTTTTTCTACACGATCGGGAATTGTAGGCGCCAGCTCTGGAGCGGTAAGCTATGCAGTTGGTGATCTAATTACTTACAAGCTGCTGCGCGGTAGTGATTTCGAGACTGAGTTTACGGGCACTGTCGCTAACGATGACAATTGGATCGTTACCGCAGAGGTAAGAGATTATGACAATATCTATCCTCGCGGAGTGGTTGAAGGCGGCGCGTCAAATTTCGGCCCCAAGCTATCAGTCACATTGAGCCAGCTGCTTAATGCGTTGTCGTTTGGCTCAACCACTGTTGACGCAGTAAATCGTACAGTTTCAGCCGACGTTACGGTAGACCTGTCTGATATTGAGGATGTCATTACTAATACGGACGATGGCATTATTACAATTCGATATTGGATCGTAGCCAAGAACGAAGACCGTGACCTAGAGATTAGGCGCCGGTACAGCTTAACAATCACGACGCGCAGTGTTGATAGCTATCTTGCTAGCAGCAGTGGCAACGGGCCAAGTCTTGATTACAGCTTAGATCAGACAAAAAATCAGGATGGTTTAGTTACAAATGTAACGCTAGACGAGTCGGGCAATCGCAGCATTACTGTCACTACAGCCCTGAGCTTGTCGCAATTCACACAGCGCGATTATGACCTAGCTGTGGCTGATGGCTCAGGGCCGGTTACAGCGCTTTCAGGCCCGCCACGGTTGCGGGCGAATATGGTGTTTAAGTATAACGACTCAGACGAATATAGCGAAACCGCAGATGATGCGGCATCATCCATAGCCAATAGGCAGCGAGCATGGGACGATGCAATTATTGTTGGTGAGCTTTACAAAATCGGATCAGCTTTAGCCGTTTGTACTGGGCGTTCACCAACGGATGAGGTTTTCCGCTCTGATGTAGACCTTGAGGAAGCAAACAGTGGCCAGTCAATCGAGGCCACATTCAGAGTGGTCCGAGCTGGTGCTGCAGCTAGGGTAACAGATGCGATCCTCAATCAAGACGGTCTGACGGTAAGCCCGACACGTCAAACCGCCACCAACGGCCCGCATATCATGCGCGTGGCAATGGCGCATGGTGCCACCACGAGAGAGTGCAGGATCGTAGAGCTGGGCATTCGCTCCAGCATGGGCATTCGATTCAATGGGATTCTGCGCTTTCGTGGCACACTCACTTTCAGCCAGGCCGATGGGCGGGCGTGCCTGAATAAGGAAGGCGACGTGATCCGTCGCGGCAATACAGTCAAGGTTGATAACTACCAGAGCGGTCAGCTGGTGGGCGCTAGCGAGCGCTACTCGTTTGTGCGGGTGCTGTATAAGAAGCAGCAAGAGGCGTCATTTACACCGCTTGCACAGGTGTTTGGATTTGTGGGTGTTGAGCAGCAGTCAATGTTCAACTATCTACGGATCGAGTGGCCTGCGCTTGATTCATGGGAATGGACAATTGAACCACTTACCGGCTGGGAGGTGAGGAACGTCATCACCGATGGAACTGTGTATGTAATTGATAGCCGTATGAGCACTGTGCAAACGGTTACGACTACAACCGGTGGCCGCACAGTAAAAGCTACCTTTAACGGCCGGGCGGTTTCGCGGAGCGAAGCTACGTTCAGGCTGCAGCAAACCCGACGCGGCAATATGGGACTGCCACATGTTGACTCAAACAACAACTACGCCGACGCATGGGGCAAACTAGCTGAGTTTTTTGTCTACGACGAAATTCAAGCTAGCACCGATGCCCCAGAGCATGAGATCGTGTATGTGAATGAGATCGTGCAGAATGCTACAGCGCCAACGTATAACGGAATCGCGTTGTTTGGTGTCAATGCTTTATCAGCGTTTGAGTGGCGGCAATTCAGTCAGCTATCAGGCTATGTAACTGGTGGAACGGTAGTGCGCCGGTTGCTTAACAGCCTTACCGAGGGGCCATCGCATCTTCTGCCAGACCTAGCGCTAGACCGTCTAACCAATGCGAAGTATGGGCCCGGAAGCATCACGGATGATCTGATCAACCTGCCTAACTTCCAGGCTGCTGCGCAATGGTGCCTAGATCGGAAATACTTCTTTGATGGTGGTGTAATCATCAACCAGACTGCACCGCGTCAATGGATAGCGGACACAGCCGGTGCAATGTTGCTGGACTTCCGCGAGGTCAATGGGCGTTATGACTTGGTGCCGTTTATCACCTTTGGCACCGTTACCCACAAGGCGTTATTTACCGCTGGGAACATTTCCGAGGGTAGTTTCCAGTTTGAGTCAATCCCTGTAGAGGAACGCCAGCCGGCACGGGTTAGCGTGAAGTGGCGGCAGGAACGGAGTAGCACCAACCCGGCCAATCCGGGGTTGTTCCCGCTTGAGCGTGAAGTCCTGGTTTATGAGGCGCCACCGTACGGAAGCGATAGCCTGCCGATCGAGGCTACTGACCTTAGCGATTTCTGCACCAATGAGAACCATGCAATAGATGTTGCCAAGTTCCAGTTGCGGATGCGGAGGCTACGGGATCACACCATCAGATTCAAGACCACTTATGACGGACTGGAGGGGATCACGACAGGCGTCGGCCCTGGTGACCTGATCAGGGTCGCTATGGATGCCACCGTTTACGATCAGTTCAATAATGGCGTTGTGCTGGGTGATGGCACCGTTGTTAGCACTACCGCGCTGGTAGATGGCAGTTACAACGTGGTGAGCTGGGACGGCGATGGCGCCGTCAATGATGCGGGTGAATTGACGATCGTTGGCGGGATAGGTTCACCAACCGGGATTGTGTTCACCGTTAAGCAGGTGAGCACTCAGGTGCGAACGTATCAGATCAGCAGGATCACGCCTACTGAAGATGGCGTGTATGACATCGAGGCTGTTCACATGCCCACTAACGCATCGGGAGGTCTGCTGGTGGCTGCAGACTGGGACAACCAGGCCGCATGGGTGATTCAGCGATGACGGTTCAGTTTCCAGCGATACAGCCAACAGGCCATGAGTTTGGCGAGCCCAGCTGGCCGGTAACCGAAATGCGCTCACAGTCTGGCGTTCGTAGCGTCAGGCTGTGGGGCAGTAAGGCAAGCGATGCGCCGATGACGCTGGAGTTCTCCAATATCAGCCAGGCAGCGTATGCGCAGATCAAGGCAGCGCATGACGCAGCGCGAGGAGCTGTGGATGATGTGGCATTCCCTGCCATTGTCAGCAAAAATCTGACCGACGTGGATTTGCTCAATCCTGGTCCAGGCCTTAAGTGGTACTGGGCCGGTCCCCCTGAGGGCAGCCGAGTGCCGGGCGGCAAGCGGATTAGCTGTAGGTGTAGCTTTAGAGCGGAGCTTAGGCTGTAAGGAAAGGTCGAGACTGGCTGATGACTGTTGCAAACTCAACTCATGGTGAGGTGAGGTATCTGGGCCAAAAGGTGGCTAAGGTCCGCAGTATCAGCATGGAAACGCAGCGGCAAACGCTGGAGATTACCGGCATTGGTGATATGGATGATGAGTTTGCCTATGGCAAACGAACCACCAGCGGCTCAGCAACGCTTCTGTATAAGACCGACGATCCGGCGACCGTGAGTTTGATGAGCCGTATTTTTGATGACGGTGAACAGCCGGACAATCTGGAGATGATCATCTACAAAGGTAGTGGCCGTGCTGTATCTGGGCCTGCGCTCATCAATTCGCAGGGCATCGCTACCAACGTTGGTGATAGCACTCAGGTGAGCATCAGTTTTGTAATTAACGGCAAGCCTATCCCTGCGTTCTAATGGCAGTTCTCGGCCAGCACGGGATTATTGAGCTGAGCCGTGAATGGGCAGCGCCTACAGCGCTTGCAGATGAGCGGCTACAACGTAGCTCGAATCCATCGTTAGACGTTACAGATCAGGCGTTCCAGTCTGGTGACGAAGTGCTGCTGCTATCGTTACGTGGCGTGCCTCTCGGTGTGGGAACGAACGGGGCAGCACCATGCCCTGATGGCCATGCATTCTGGACTGGTGGCGTTAATGCTGTTGGACCAGCGCTAGCAGCTCGCACCTCTAATGATGGATTCTGGAGTGCCAACGCATCGGCAGCATTCTGGGAATCAAGCCAAACAGTCGGATTTAGGCAGAGCGTTACAGCATTTATCCATCGTGATGAAATGGATGATGTGCGGTTCTACAGCACTGAGCTAGACGCGATCAACGGCGGCAGTCAAGGTCTGATTCCCTTGCGCAATGTGTCACCTGGCACGATGCTCATTCTTCCAGCCGTGAATGACAGCGGTACGCAACGGCTTGTGACGTTAGGCGGTGATTCAATTACCACGCTCTCAGGTGCGCAGATTGTCACGTTAGGCAGTAGATCAGCTTATGCGGTGCAAGCGCTGCAGCTGCTGGAAAGCATCGGTAATGCTGAGATTGTTGACGGTGAGCAGCCGGCGGAAAACTTAGCGACTGTGCCAGAGCTGTTAACGGTGACAGCCGCTGATGCTGAGGAGCGCGGGTGGAAAATCCAGTGTGACTTAACCGGCTGGGTATTTGAGATGGATGCCACCCAGCTGGATCATAATGCAATCGGCCAGACCTTCGGTGAATCAGCTAAGGGAATGCTGAGGGGTGCTGGCAGCTTTAATGGTGAAATTGACCATCGCTATATAAGTGGCGAGCAAAGTGGGTTAGGGATGCTCCGGCTGATGATGCTGACAAATCAAGGAAGCAAGGCCCGCGCTCGATTCCAGTTGATGGATCAGCGCAACGCTAGTCTCCCCCTTGTCCCTGAACGGGTGTTTTATGAAACGGACATTCTGCTAGGAAAAACCAGTGTCAATACGCAGGCAGGGGACGTGATTTTGCTAAGTGCTGAATTTGTGGCTACGGGCAAGATCGCGTTGTCGAAGGAAAAATTGTCAAGCTCCATAGCCTGAGCGTAGGAATGTGATGTAGCGATCAGATGGGCCAACTGCAGCGTGCAGGGCAAAGCAGCGCTCTTGATGTTGCTGCCAGTCAGGCCGTAGCAAAAGAGCAAATTGCCGCGCTGGTGGACATGCTCCGGCAGCTTGGCGGCAACCCGTCCGTTGTAGCGGGTGCGCTAGCGCAGGCAGATCCACTGAATGCGCCATTCACCCTATATGTTGATCCGTACATCGGTTCTGATCGATTCGTTGGTGGCGCCTACAACAGCCATGAGGCTGGCGATACCGACGAGGAGATCATTGCTAGCAAGTTGAAGCGAATTGAGCTGCAGCGGCTGGAGTGCGGCTATACATCAGCACGACCGTTTAAGACGATCAACCGTGCGGCTATCGAAGCTGCAATTATCACTTCAAAAAACTGGTACTCGTTTAGCGATCCACGGGCCCATGTTGACTGTGTAACCATCGTTTTGAGCGGTGGCGTTCATATTGTGTATAACGACCCTGGCAGCGGCTCCACCAGCCTTGCCAGCTGGGGTACCGTTAAGGATCCGACCATTGAGGAGCTTATTGCGTTCAACCCCACTACCGGCGGCGTGCTGCTACCGCGTGGATGTTCCACGCATGGCGGAGACCTGCGAAAGTCAAGTATCCGACCCAACTGGGTTACACCGGTTGTAGATGAAGCAGCTGATTATAGTAACCGCCGGGCCATTCTAAAAGTATCTGGCACTGGATTTTTCTTTAATGCCACCACAATGGACAAGATCGGCCATGCCGAGTCTGTCCACTTGTTGGATACATTCCAGCCTGCTAGTAAAGCTGAGCTCGATAGTTTCTACTCCAAGATTCAGGCAGCTGTTGGCGCTGGTGCTGATCTGGCAAGCGCATTGCTTGTTACTAGAGCTACTGAGTATGAGATTGTTGGCCCTATCGATCAATCTCAGTCGCCTAGCTCGGCATGGGATACGACTAGAGGAGCTAGCCCTTATATCTTCAATTGGTCCGTACGGTCTGAGTACGGGATGGGCGGGGCGTTCTGGGACGGCGCCAAGCTGAGTGGCCTGAAGAGCATGGTCTGTGCCAATTTCACCGGCACTAACCAGCAGAAGGATATGCGCTGCTGGCAGGTCTATGAAAATAGCAGCTGGGTGACGCTGAATAATACTGCCGAAGATTATCAAAAGTATATCAATGCCTCGCCTGACAATGTACGACGCAATCCGGCACGTCAGACGCGGCATATTTCGGCGGTAAACAACGCGTATATTCAAAAGGTTTCTATCTTCGGTATCGGCCAGTCAGAAGTGACGATGGCTGATAACGGCGGTGAGATTACTGATAATGGGGGCAATTCTACCTTTGGTGGATGCTCAGCTCATGCAAAGGGGTATAAAGACTTCGCGTTTGGCAAGGACAAAAACTGGGCGCTGTCTCATATTAAAGTCCCGCTTAACCTTAGCGAGAAGCTCAGCAATATCCGTCGCATTGATCTAGGTGTTGTTGCATCTGCCAGTGGCAGCGTGATCACACTGAGCAATGGCTTAGCAGTCGATGCTACATCAAATAGCGTGCCGGCAGTCTTACTTGCTGCTGGTTACACACTCGCAAGCGGCACAAGGGTTTGGGTTGAAAATCCTAATGGCCCTGATTGGCGCGCCACGCTTGACGCCTCGGCGTGGTCTAGCAGTGCTCCTGCACAAATCAACATTACTGGTGAACTGCTGGAGAGTGGCAGCAGCGTGCCAGGTGGACTTGATGTAGTTGGCCGTCGGGTTTATATCCGTCGGGTAGTTGACACCCGCACTGTGTCTGAGCGGCGGGTTTCTTTGATCCTGTCGAATACGGCCAGCGCAAGATTGCCGCAACGTGATGCGGTGTTGCAGACCGACCCTGCACGCGCTAGTGGAGCTATTAGCCGGCTGCTAGCTGCTGGTGGTGAAGAGGTGCTGCTGGTAAGCAATGCAGGCACTGGGCCGCTACCGACTGGCGGCGTGTTGCGTACTAGCGAGCTTACAATTCGTCGCGGCGCACCTAATAAAACGTATGCCCCGAATACGTTTTATCTTATCGGGACTGTTGTTAGATATGCCGGTAAACACTGGCAAGCAAAGTCAACTTTCGTAAGCGTTGGTATAGCACCTGATCCAACGCTGTGGGGAGAGTGCTATGTGCATATGCCGTCTGGATTCAATCCAGAGGATCCGATTAGCCAAGAAGCGCCAATTCTGTTATTTGACACTGATATTTCAGATATTGAGGAGTCAACGACGCTAGGGATTAACTGGGCCACGGTATGGACTGCTGCCGGCTCAATCCGTGATCAATACCGCTCGGGTACTGACTATTTGGGTGTGTACGCTTTCCTGCGTGCAATGGGTTATAGCGATGCTGCAGCGCATGCAGCATTGGTACCTAAGGTCTCAACTGCTCGTGAGTTGGACCCGTCAAGTGCTACTGATTTTCCAACTGCACCATCAGGTGGCGCCGCTACTGGACGCGGAAATTACGCTGTTGAATTCCGCAGGCCCAGCACAATTAGGCTCTATAACCACCAATGGGAGTGGGCGGGATTTGGTAACTACTCAAAGGCAATGCCTGCTGCGCAGCAGGATATGTCCGAGTTCAATAAGTTTACCTATTACTTTACAAGCGCAGCCGGTGGCCGTGTTGTGCCTAAGGGCTCAAATGAAGATGGATACGAGGTAACACCTAAGGGCTTAGAGGATATTGCTACAGGTGCCACCATTAGCCCTGAGAATCTTGGAGGTCTTGGCTTAGATCAGGCACAGCAGACTGATTTTCCAAATGGTATCAATGTCGGTAGCACTGCCAGACTTCAAGATGTAATAATCAGCGGCACAGCAGAGTTTGGCAATCAGTCGCAGGCCAAAACCACCAGAGCTGGTGCGGTTAGGCTGGGCAGTATTGCGCAGCTTACGGCGACAGGCAGCAACGCACCTGTAGCCAGCACTGATGCTGCAGTTGAGGCTAACCCCGATGTTGTAACAGTTGCGGGTTTGAACCGCTGGCGGCAAGCGCAGCGGTTGGTGAGTGCTGCTACAGGCACGATTACTATTTATGTGCAGGGTTCAGCAGCGGATAGAAATTTAGATTCGATGTTTGATAATCCCCCCACTGTGCCAACACGGGCGATTTCGACGCTTGCGCGTGCTGCAGAGTACGCAAACGCAGTTATTGGCGGCGGAAATCAAACTGTAGAGGTTCGTATTGCGCCTGGTTTGTACGATCCCACTTCGGTATGGGAATGCAACGTGGTCTTCAGGGCTAGCGATCCAAATCAATCTGGCTGGCCGCTGATCTTCCCTGAAACTAACCTGGGTGATGCCACTACTGATAATAACTATTTTGATGGTTCAGGGTATGGAAGTTATAATACTCGCGTAAACTTTAGGCCTTTTACGATTGAACTTACGGCATCGGCTGATAACAGCCTTAGGATGCTGGTACGTGGCCGGCAGATGCAATGTAAGCGTAGCGTTGATTTTAGGGGCGGATTCCATTTCCTTGGCGTACCGCATCTGATTAAAGCGGTTGCAGATGGTCAACTCGCTCAAGGCGATGTAATTACAGGCAGCTCCCCGCTTCCTGGTGGTGCATTCACGACGGATGTTACGACAAACGTCAATACATTCCTAAATCAGCTTAGGATCACCAACGGCAAGACTGCTACTTATACCGGCGGGACTCAGACTTCTCCATTGCTGCTGGAAGGTGGCGCATTGGATGTTGCAAACATCCGAGGCATAGTATTCGGACCAATTTTGCCGTCACGCAAAGAGCGCAGCGAGGCACATCCATACATTGCCACCAATGGAATTGTGCAGCTACGGCTGAGCAACATCTACATTCGCGGTGCTGTATCAATCAGCAGCGCTGCTATCGGTGTTTCAAACTCTGTCCAATCTTCTAGCAATGCGCATTATGGAGCCGCATCGGTGAGTGCTCCATGGGTATGGCGGCAGACGCACCATACGTTTATTGGATCGATTAACGATCAGCCTATTACCATTGATCAACTTGGCGGTGCTGGTTGGTACAAGCAGGGTACAGCGGTTAATGACCGTACATGGTACAAAAATGCTTCTACTTACCTTCCGAACCATATCCATCTTCTTACAGCCACTGGTGCTGAGCCGGTGAATGATACAGAGGGGCCTTTCTTTGATCAATTTATCCACGCCACCCGTTCGCTTACAGTCCGCGAGGCATTTAGAAACATTAACGCGTCATCGGCTATCGGCCCTGTTTCCGAGGGTTTTGTTGGGCAATTTGGGTCTAATGGCTACAACAACGTTAAGACTCGTGGGGTGTTGCTAGGTAATTCTGGATTGTTTGATGAGGAGCGAAGCGCTGTTGTATTCCTTGGGCCTCTTACGTCTACGCAGGGCATTAGTTCTGAAACCTCTCGGAGCATCTTTAAGGTTGCCGGCATATCGTTTGCAGACTTGCGGCAGGCAGTGCCAAAATTTGTAATTGGCTCGGCTACGTTTGGCGAGCCCAATCCGATTGGCGATACAGGCCGAAAGTACAACCCTATAATCAACACCGCAGCTGTAAACGACGCTGACGGCACGTTTGCGCTGAATATGGGTTTACGGAGCTATGCCCGTGGTATCAGTCCAGAGTATGGCTTCAACATTACGCCCAATACGGTGCTGTGACCGGGATGATAAAGGCGGGGTCTGCAGACTGATTTCGTACTGACCTTCGGGTATGGCCGACAATCATGAAGTGTCCCATGGGGACATTTATCACAAGCTCGGCGCATTGGAAGGCAAGCTTGATGCGGTGATCTCAAGCGTTAGCGAGAAGCGATCAGACCTGGCTGAGGCATTCAAGCGGATCAGTCAACTGGAGCGGGCACTAGCCAAATGGGCTGGCATTGCATTGGCCGCCAGCATCATTGTCCCGATGATCGTTACAGCCGCTGCGCCAAAACTGCACTTCCCCACTACTCAACCGGCATCCGCTGAATCACGACAATGAAACTTAGCTCAGTCTTGGCTGCCATTGGTGGCGGTGCTCAAGTTGTAACTGGTGCCGCATCCGCTGCAGTCATCGTTGGTAGCATTTACCTAATCGATTGCCGCATTACAGCCCGCAGCGCTGATCAAATTGACCGGTGTTACTTCACCGCATTGCCACTAATGGGTGTTGGTATTGCTGGCCGTGGTGGGTTTGCCGTTGGATACAACACGCTGAATCCCGCATTGCGCAAGGAAGAAGAAGACGCTAAGCCCTCGGGACGGTTTAGGCGATGAGCGACCTTCGGTTGATTGCTGACATCCTGCTAGCGCGTCTGGCGTGGATTGCTGGTGAGGAGCTGATCGTCAAGCCGTGGTTGCGGCGGCGATACGCCGGAGTTGATAAGGCCCTAGGCGACAAACTGCCGGACATTTCATGACGTTTGCATCTGTACGGGCTGCAGCGGAGGAGGCTGCGAAACGCGGGAGTCTCACGCCTCACCAGCTGGCAGCATTAAGCCGGCTAGATCAGCTGATGAGCAATTCACAGCGGCAGGAGTTCACCGAGCTGTGGCGCGCTGCTGGCAGCCCTGCAGTGGCTGTGCCTGCTGGTGCGTGGATGGCACCGGCGCAGAAGATCGTGAAGGAGTTCGAGGGGTGCAAGCTCAAGGCATATCCCGACCCAGCCTCTGGCGGCGAGCCGTGGACTATCGGCTGGGGCAGCACAGTCATCAAGGGGAAGACCGTGCGCGAGGGCCAGGCGATCACGCAGGCGCAGGCCGATGAGCACCTGAATCGAGAGCTCCAGCGACTGCACGCTGTGCTAATTAAGACAACCCCAGTGGTGGGCAGCCTGAAGCCCAACCAGCAGGCGGCGCTGGTGAGTTTCACCTACAACGTGGGCGTGACTGCCATGCAGGATTCAACACTGCGCAAACGGTTGCTCGCTGGG